ATCATAACATGATATTACATAATACTACACTATATGTAAATGGTATTCCATAATACAACCTATGAGCGAGACCTATACTTATCATAACATGATATTACATAATACTACACTATATGTAAATGGTATTCCATAATACAACCTATGAGCGAGACCTATACTTATCATAACATGATATTACATAATACTACACTATATGTAAATGGTATTCCATAATACAACCTATGAGCGAGACCTATACTTATCATAACATGATATTACATAATACTACACTATATGTAAATGGTATTACATAATAAGGAATGTGTCAAAATTGTGTCAAGTGTGTTTCATTATTTTACCCCGTGGTCAAAAAGGTTAAAAAACGTGTCGCACGCACGGTCATAATGCGCTTTTACTTTGCGTAGGTCTTCCATACCTTCAGCTGTTAGCGTTTCGTCACACAAATCATAAGCCAGTTCCATTTCGCGGCTGTGCTTAACTATCATTTTTCTAAGTTCGGTAAGGGTCATGTGCTTTACTCCTTATAGCTGGTTAACTGGCCGCACCCCTGCAGCCACAAAACCAATATAGGCGCTTTACACACAGGCGTAAAGCATTAACACAATATTTTTTTTGATTATTTTACTGGTGCGCGTCAAAGCCGCAGTAATCCTGGGCAAGCGCTGGCTCACAAACCGTAACGCCATTTTCGTTTACCGGCTGCTCAAGCAGGCCGCCATCGTCAATGCCCATTACCACCAGTGCGCCGCCATATAGGCTACCCCACTTACAGGCATCGCGCAGGGCTTGCGAATCGTGTACCACGTGTTGCTGCTCCGGGTTGTTCAAGTGTGTTTCATTACCATAACAAGAATGTTTCAATTATGTCAATGGGTTATGGGAAGAGGGGTTATGGAAAAAATACGCGGGGCTGTCTTTTTAGTAATAAAGCCCTATTAAAAAATATATTAGAACTCCTAAAATTAAGACTTTTTAAAAACAAAAAATACATTGAAACTCTGCTAATTAGAACTTTTAATAGATAAAAAATAATTAGCTAAGTTCTTAATTTTATAGCGTTTTTTGCTATACCTTTCTTTTTTAAAACACCCCCTTTATCTTTATTTCAAAAATAAGTGTTCTATTTTTTATATTAGAACTTTGCTTTTTCTACCTATTTTAAGTTATAATATCTATAGTTTTAAGGTGGTAATTTAAAAAATATAAATAGAACTTTAACTATAAGCAAATATTACTAAAAAAGAAACATAAAAAGGTTCTAATGAAATGAGCTATGAATTCCCTAAACAAAGAACAGAAAAAATGCCTGACGAACTCCGCAGGTTGGTGGAACAATTAAACCCTTTTCAAAAAAAATATTGTGAATATAGATCAAAAGGTTTGTCTAAAGCTGATGCTGCTAAAAGTGCAGGAAGTAAATCAAAAAATAGAAAAAGTCTTTCAAAGATAGGCTATATAATAGAAAGAGAAAATGAGGGGGCAAAAGATTACATCGAATGGTTGATAAGCGTAAGGGCAACAACAGCTATGGTAGACTCTATCGAGATCGTCGAAAAAATGAGACGTATTTATGATGACGCAATACTCGATGGTAAATATAATGATGCTGTTAAAGCTGCTTATTATTTAGGTGAAATGATAGGAATCTTTGATAAAAATCCTTTAACTAATCCTAAAGCAGTAGGAGAAAACCTAAGAGAAAACAAAAAAACTAAAAACGATGTAGACGCTTTCAAAGAAGAGGGTGAATCACCAGATGAAAGGATACAAAGACTTTCTCACCTGATAAAAGAAATAGGAAAACAATCTAAACAATAAAAAGGCGGGGAGGAAGATTTAAATATTTATATTAAAAAATTTCACGATATCCCTTATTACCAAAAGATATTCGTGGTGCCTTTTAATAAGACTATTTAAATAACTATATAATAACTATTAATAAGACTATTTAAATAACTATATAATAACTATTAATATATGACATTTAAATATATTTATAAGTACCATTTTTAAATAGATATATAATATAAATATATAAGTCCCCCTTGGGAACTTCTCCATTCTAACATATTTTAAAACAGTCTGTCAAGCTATTTTGAAAAAAAAATTAAAAAATTTTAAAAATGACTAAAAACCTAGAAGACATAACGCATGAAGACCTGGATTATCTGTATGATGAGTTAATCGAAGCAGCCAGAAATGATTTTTATATTTTTGTTAAACTCTTAGCTTCTGAAATACTACCAGAAGGTTTTATTGATGGTCGTCATATTGAAATGATATGTAAAGAATTACAATCTGTCGAAGCTTCTGTAGCTAATAAAGATAAAAAGTGTCCTGAAAGATTACAACTTTTTATGCCACCCGGTTCTATGAAATCAAAATTAGCTTCTAATCTTTTTCCTGCTTGGTGTTTGGGTAAACATCCTAATTGGTGTTTTCTTGCTATAGGCTCTTCTTTTGAATTTTCAGTAGATAATTTTGGTAGACCTACTAAGGATCTTATAGAATTAGATCAATATCAAGCTATTTTTCCTGATACAATTTTAAAAAAGGATGTTCAAGCAGCTGGTAGATGGGATACAACTAAAAAAGGCCGTTTTGTTGCGTGTGGTGTAGGACAAGGTATAGCAGGACGACGTGCACATATAACTATTTGTGATGACGTTATGACTGAACAAACAACAGAAATAGAACGCAAAAAAATAAACAATTGGTATCAGAAAGGTCTTCGTACTCGTCTTCTTCCTTCAGGAGGCGAGGTCATAATAAATACAAGATGGCATCTTGAAGATTTAAGTGGCCACATGGAAAAAATTGATTCGAGATCAGAAAGACCTTGGAAAATTGTTTCTTTACCGGCTTTATTAAATGAAGAAGCTCAGAAACTTTTAAAAAGAGAGGGTGATTCAGAAGAACTGTATCAAATAGGTACGTCTTTTTGGCCTGAATTTTGGTCTACTGAAGTTCTTTTAGAGAAAAAAGAAACACTCCCTCCCAATGAGTGGAATGCTTTATATATGCAGTCACCAACACCGGAAGAAGGGGCTATAATAAAAAGGCACGACTTTAGAATCTGGGATGGGGAGAAACCACCCCCTTGCATGTATATAATTGTTTCTATGGATACTGCTTTCAGTATAAAAGAAACAGCAGATTATAGCGCCTATACAGTCTGGGGCGTTTTTAAAAATATAGAAAAAGATTTTGATGGTAACGATATTCAACAGAACAATGTCATCCTTCTTTCTTGTGGTAAAGGACGTTGGGAATTTTACGATCTTTGTAATAAAGCTCAGGAGATATATACGAAATATGAACCAGACTTCTACATAATAGAAGATAGAGCATCGGGTCAATCTCTTATACAAGAGTTAAGAAGAAGGAATTTACCTGTATTAGAATATTTACCAGATAAAGATAAATTATTTAGACTTCATGCTTGTACTCCTTTCTTTAAAGCTGGTAGAGTTTGGATACCGGCGGATAAAAGATGGGCTGAAGAGCTTGTAGAAGAGGTAATAGCTTTTCCATCTGTTCCGCATGATGACTTAACGGATACACTATCCCAAGCAATTCTTTGGTTAAGAGATTCTTACAATATAGATAATGACGGGTATCCTAAGTATGATGAAGAAGAAAAGTGGAGTAGAAGGCGTGGTCGTAATGCTAAAACATACTGGTCTTCAGTTATAAGTTAAATACCTTCTATTTTCTTTTGTACTCTTCACTGAGTGCGGTGTATTTATTTTTAGGATAACACCTACCAGAAGATACTTAAAACGCACACACAAGGCTTATAGAAGAAATTTGAATAAAAATGTGAAAAAATAGTATAATTATATACGTGTAGCTTAGAGATAGTGATTAAAGAATTAAATATATAATATATACATACATAGAAATAGAGATAGATAATAGATATGACCGTTATACAACAAAACAATAATAATAATAATAAAGACAAAGATATTTTACCGATAGAGAGTCAAAATATTGATATATCTTCTGATAATACTGATAAAGATAAAAGTTTTAAAAGACTGGAAGACGGTTCATTTTTAATAGATGTTTCTGAAAATCAGTCAGGACTTGAAGATATTTATGTACCATCTAAAGAAGAGCTGGATAATCATTATAGAAATTTAGTAGATGAATTAAATGCAGAAGAACTTCAGGAAATAGCTGATATGGTTATAAACGCCACTGAAGAAGACGATGCAGCTCGTAGTGAATGGCTAAGTATGATTAAAAACGGTTTAGATCTTCTTGGATTAAAAATAGAAGAGAAAAACAAACCTTTCAAAGGTGCTTGTTCTGCACACCACCCTCTTATTATGGAATCGGCAGTTAAATTTCAATCTAAAGCTTCTACTGAACTTCTGCCTGCTAAAGGACCTGTTAAAACACAAGTATTAGGTACTGCTACTGTGGAAAGAGAGAAGCAGGCTTTAAGGGTGAAAAAGTATTTAAATTACCAATTAACAGAAGTTATGACGGAGTTTTATCCTGATTCTGAAAGAATGCTTTTAGCAGTTCCTATTGTTGGTAACGGTTTCAAAAAAGTTTATTATTCAAGTGCGCTAAAAAGACCTGTTTCTGAATTTGTACCTGCTGAACAGTTTATTGTTCCAAATAATGCACCAGATCTCAGAAGGGCTGAAAGATTTACACATGTTCTTTATAGAACAAAAAATCAATTAGAGCAGGATTTCGCTACAGGTTTTTATAAAAAGCCAGAATCAGGTTTGGGACAACCGAGTGAGCCAATGATGCATGACGTTCAGAAAAAAACATCTGAAATGATCGGAATTGAAATTGGTTTTGGTGAGAACGATCAGGTTTACACCCTTTATGAGCAATATGTTGATTATTGTTTGGATATAGATGATAAATACGATGGTGAATACGAAGTAGCTTACCCTTACATTATCACAGTAGATGCTAATAGCAGACAGGTTTTAGGTATCCGTAGAAATTGGAAACCTTATGATGACGACACACGTAAAAAACAAATACCTTTCTCACAATATAGTTTTGTTCCGGGTTTTGGATTTTACAGCTACGGTCTTCTTCATCTTTTAGGCAATCTTCAAATATCTCTTACAGCTGCTATCAGATCTTTGGTAGATAGTGGACAATTTGCTAACCTACAAGGTGGTTTTAAATTAAAAGGTGTAAGGATAGCTGATGATGATGCTCCTATTTACCCCGGTCAGTTCAAAGAAATTGAAGCTGCTCAACAGGATATAAAAAAGGCACTTTTCCCTCTTCCGTTTAAAGAACCTTCACAGGTTTTATTGCAAATGGTAGAATTTTTAGACAGAAAAGGTCAAAAATTTGCAGACAGTACGGAACAAGTTATAGCTGATAGCACTAATTATGGTCCTGTGGGGACAACCTTAGCCTTGTTAGACGCTTCTACAAAATTCTTTTCAGCCATCCATAAAAGATTACATATGGCTCAGAAAAATGAACTTCGTTTAATAAGTGAAATAAATAGTGAAATATTGGATGATGCTGAGGAGGAGCTTCTCTATAATATCGGTAATGACGATGTAGCTGTAACTAAAAAAGATTTTGATAGGCATGTTGATGTAATACCGGCATCTGATCCTAATATTCCATCATCTTCACATAGGATGACGAAAGCACAAACAATACTTGAAATCGCTTTAAAAACTCCAGATGTGCATGATATGCGTGAGGTTTTAAAACATGTATATGTCAATATGGATTATGATAATGTAGATAAGATTCTTCCAAAACCTGAAGAGGCTAAACCACAAGACCCTCTAACAGATATTCAGAGTGCTGTTATGGGTCAACCGATAAAAGCTTTTACGGGGCAAGAACACGAAGCTCATATTCAAATTAAGATGGCTTTTATGCAAGATCCTACTACAGGAGGTTCTCAATTAATGCAAAAAGCTCGTATGGCGTTAGAAGCAAATATAAACGAACACCTTTTACTTTCTTTCCAAGAGAAGATGGAAGCTCAAATGCAGCAGCAACAAGGACAACAAGGTAATACTGATCCCATAGCAGCAGCTAAAATGGTAGCACAAGTCAACGCAGCTAAGTTCCAAAGAGAGCAGGAACAAGCTAAACAGGCAGCAGAACAGAACGATGCAGCTATGATATTAGCTAAAGCAGATCTTTTAGAGGCTGTTACGGATTCTAAAAAACAAGAATTTGAAGAAACTTATAAAACAGCTGATTTACTTTTGAAAAAGGAAAAAATGGAAATAGATAAGTACGATAAACTTTTAAAAGCAGCTATAGCAGGAGAAAAAATAGATGCTGATACTGAAAAAATGATCCTTCAGGAAGGGTTAGACGCAATTTCAAAAGCTTTAGAGGAATATCGTAAAAATCAAGATTCTGATGAAGGCGATGTTGACAAACAAAAAGAATAAATGGTATAATTGTGAAATGATGAATACAAATGGAGGAAATTGTTAATGCCATCTTCTGGTTCAAACAAAGTAATAGAGAACACTTTTACAGAAGAGTTCTTTAATTTTCTTACTCGTGAAATTCAATTGAAAACAGAGCTATTAACATCAGGTAGTTTAGAAAACTATTCTGAATATACTCGTGTTGTAGGTGAAGTAAATGAGATAAAAAGAATTCAAGAAGAGTATCGAACTCTATATAATGCTTTTTTTGGTTATAACAAAGTTTAATAATTTTTAAAATAGGAGGAAAAAACTATTATGTCTAATGGATATTTAGCAACATCTAGATTACAAAATTCAGATTATGTAACAGATCCTAGGATACCAGATCCTAAAAATCTACCTGAACCTTTAGGATGGAATATTCTAGTTCGCCCTTACCCCATAAGTGAGAAAACAAAATCGGGTATTTTCTTAACATCGGAAGATAGAGACTGGATGACTTTGATAACAAATATTGGCAGGGTTGTGAAAATTGGACCTTGTTGTTGGAACACAGAAAGTCATGGAGATCCGTGGGTGAAGATAGGTGATTTTGTTTCTTTTCCTAAACATACAGGGGCTTTTCGTAAATTTAAAGGGGTCTCTTTTGTTATTTTGGGAGACGATCAAATAATTGAAAGGCTACCTGATCCTTTGGTTTTTGGTGAAGATAATGAATCTTATATGAATATTGATATTCCTAAAGAAGATTTAGAAAAATATAATACGATTTACAACACTTCAGACAATAACAATAACATGAATAATAATAAATAGAGAGAGATACAAGATGAGTAATGATGGATATACAAAATTGAATATTGCACGAGGTAAAGGAGAAGAAACAGATTCTGATTTGGAATTTTCTTCTTTAAATCTTGATAAGGATAATGACGATGATTCTTTTGAGGTTAATCTACCTAATGAACAAGAGGATGAAGTTGACGAGAAAGAAAATATAGACAAAACTGATGCTGACACGGATACTAAGTCAACAAAAAAGAATAACGATAAGAAGAAGACGAAGAAGCATCAACCTAAAAGTCAAAATAGTTCACATAAAAGGATAAAACAGCTTTTACAGGACAATGAGGCTTTAAGGAATAAGCTTGAAGAGCTGGAAAATCAAACTAAGCAAACGTCCCTAAAAGCTAAAAAGGAATCTCGTTCGTCAAAAGAATCAATGCGCGATACCCTTTCTTCTCAATTAGATAATTTAAAAAAACAATTAAGGAATGCAATAGAAGAGGGCAATTCTGGCGATGTCGTAGATTTACAGACTTCTTTACACGATACTCAAATTAAACTTGCTGCCCTCACTTACGAATTACAAGAAGATTTTGAAGACGAGGATGACATAGTGCAGTCTCACAAAGAGGAAAAAAAAGACGTTAATAAAAATCGTGTTGACAATACTGAAAATACTGTATCACAAAAAGCTTTAGATTGGGTTGAAGAACATGAAGCTTTTAAAACAGATCCTGTTTTTTACGGTGCTGCCATTACTATGAATAATGTTCTTTTAAATGAAGGCTATGATCCTGATAGTGACGACTTTTATGAAGAGTTGAATGAAAGGCTCGCACCACGTTTTCCTGACATTTTTGATGAAGAATTTGACACAGATGATGAAAATAGTGTAAAATATAATAGAAATGATACGTCCGATGATTATGATGATGACGAGGATGACGACGGGACGGAAAATAATAACAATAGAAAAACCTCGGTAAAAAACAACCATTCAAAGACTAGGACATCGTCCAAAAAGCCTCAACAAACTATGTCTGGTGCTTCTCGTGGTAGTGGCGGTAGAAAAAATCTCAATAAAAAAAATGTCGTAAATCTTTCTCAGGAAGATGTAGCGCTTATAAAAAAATGGGGACTAGATCCTGTGAGATTTGCAAAAAGAAAACAAAAAGCTGGTAAAACAGATAAAAATTCTGGTGAATATACGCCTATTAATATCGGGTAACACTGCTTAAACAATAGATTATAGATTGAGAAATGAGAGAAACGATGACTAGTAATACTAAAAATAATAATAATACTACAGCTAAAGTTAGTAGAAAAGAAGACAGAGAACGCCCTAAGCGTAAAACTACTTATCAAGAATACCGGGAAACTGATATTCCTGATGAGATTGTCGAAATGTTTAAAAAAGATGGTTGGCATCTTAGATTTTTAAGATACTACTCAGAAGGAAAACCTGATTATCGTTATCTTAGTAAAAGAGAACGTGAAGGTTTTGAGTTTGTGCAATTAGATGAATTACCTGATTGGTACAAAAGTGCTTTTATTTTAGAAGATGATCGTCATAGAAAAGGTTTACTTGTATCTGGTGATGTCGTTCTTGCTAAAGCTCCATTGGAACTTATTGAAGATCGACGTAGGCATATAAATGAAAAAACAGATTCTTATGTAAACGCTGTTGACATCAATGTTTTGAAAAAAAGAGATTTTGTGGATCTGGGAAGTAAAACTAAAATCAATAATAAACAACCTAATTTTAGTGAATAGAAGAAAAAACAATATAACATATATATATAGACATATAAATTTTTATAGGAGAAAATGATATGGCGACAGGTGTAAAAAGTGGGTTGACCCCATATCGTACTGTTGGAAATATGTCTGATAATCTTGGTCTTGGTGAATACGATATTGCTTCTGGCTATGCCTCAAATATCTTTCTTGGGGATAGTGTTAAACTAAACTCTACAGGAACTATTGAATTGACTACGGCAGGTGACGATGCAATAGGCGTGTTTCAAGGATGCACGTATACAGACAGTTCTGGAGATATCCAATATTCAAAGTATTGGCCAGCTTCAACTGTTGCTTCAGATGCTGTTGCAAAGGTTTCAGATTTTGAAGGTAGAACCTACCTTGCTAAAGGTTCAGGTACAGTAGCTAATGTGATACCCGGTAAAACGTACTCTCTGGATTCTACTTCTGGAAGCACGAGTACCGGACGTGCAGGAGTTCTTGTTGAAGTTCTGGCTTCTACTACAGGAGATGTAGATCTTGAAGATGAAACAGATATAGGTGCTAACATTACAGATGTAGCAGATGGTGACGGTTTTACGGTTAAAACTTCGGCATCAGGTGCTTCGGCTATTGGTATCGAAATCGAAGACGGTGACGGTGTTACGGAGCTTTTGGCAAAGTTGAATGCTGTTGACAATATCGAAGCTACTCTAACTAGTGACGGTTATCTGAAGATCGAAGCCACCGATGGTAATAGTTTGGTTATCGCCGAAGATACGAATACTCCGGCTGTTGATCTTGGTTTGACCGTAGGTACTACTACTCCGTATGTTTCTGATGGTGCAGGACATGTAAAACTTGTGAGAGTTATAGATTCAGATAATTATTCTTTGGAAGTTGTTCTGGATGGTCACAAATATCGTGATAGCGAATAATTAGGATAGGAGATATAAATTATGGCTACAAATAGAAGTATGATTCAAAAATCTCTTGTACCCGGCGTTCACGAAATTGTGGGCCTGAGTTATGAAGAGACTCCTCAAGAACATAAGCTGTTGTTTGATATTAAAAACTCGACAAGGGCTTGGGAAGAGGATGTATACGTTTCAGGTATGGGCGGTGCTCCAGTGAAAACTGAAGGCGGTGCGGTAGCTTTTGATGATATTCAAGAGTTTTATACTGCAAGGTACCAGCATGAAACGGTTGCAATTGGTTTTGCAGTAACTAAAGAAGCGTTTGACGACGATCAGTACGATACGATTGCTCGTGCTAAAGGTCAGGAACTCGGACGCGCAATGGCTGATACCAAAGAAGTTAAGGCTGCTGCTATTTTCAACAGAGGTTTCAATAGTTCTTATACCGGTGGAGATGGTGTAGAGCTTTTCTCGACATCGCACCCAACTTCGGTAGGAACTTTTAGTAACAAAGTATCGACAGACCTTTCTGAGTCTGCTCTTGAAGATGCATGTGTTGCTATCAGTAAGCTGGAAAACGATAGGGGTATTCTTTTGGCATTGCGTCCAAAAATGCTTGTTATCCCGCCAGATTTGAAGTTCACTGCTGAGAAGATTCTTAAATCTGAGCTTTCTACAGGTGGAGGTATTTACGGAACTGATGCGAAACATGTTAACGATATTAACGCATTGAAAACTACCGGAGCTATTGGTTCTGTTGGTGTTAATCACAGACTTACCGATACTAACGCTTGGTTTATTAAAACTACGGCTTCAAACGGTACTTTGATGTTTGTTAGGGAAGAACTCAGCGGGGATTCTGATACAGATTTCATCACTGATAACATGCTCTTTAAATATCGTGAAAGATATAGTTTTGGTTGGACCGATCCTCGTGGTTGGTACGGTTCCGAAGGAGCTTAAAAACTAAACAGATATTAGAAAGAAGGTTTTCCTCCTCCGTTTCTCTTCTTTCTAATTTTCAGGAGAGCCCGTTTCAATATGGGCTTTCTTTTTATCCTGTTTTTATGATATAATAGGTATTATGCAAAAATTTAGATTTCAAGAATACAAAAAGAAGGATTATAGTTAATATGACAGCAATAAAAAGATATAAAGTTCTTTATGATTCTTCTGCTGCTGGTAATGGTGACTGGATTAGATTAGATTCAAGGTATGATATATCCCCTCAAAGAATTGTTCATGTTGATCTCACTTCAGGCGACACTATTGAGTTACAAGGCACAGTTAAAGATGAAAAAGGGAGTACCCCTAGTTTAGTGACGGCTTCTTTAGATACAGATGATATTGTTACTATTGAAACTTTTACAGCAGACAGTACAGAGCACTTACTTACAGGTCCTTGGACTTATATAAGAGTTGTAAAAACAGGAACTACAGGTAATGCTAAAGTAAGCGGTTTTGTTTAATAATTATACTTAGGTTTTAGTTATGGGTTTAGTTAGCAGTTTATATGACTGTTTTTCAAGTAGTTTAATAGCTTCTCTTACCGAAGGTGGGGCGGTGCCTGCTTTTTACCTTCCCGACAACGCAACCGTTCCCGTATATTTCGACTGGCGGGATTTCTCCGGGCTTACGGACGGCGGGACGATTACTGATCTTGGCGGAATGACCGTTGATGGAACGTCTCCGCTTGTCGATCAGGATGGACTTAACAGCCAGCCGTGCCTTGTTTATAACGGCCTTGCCACTCACATGGAAAGCTCCGATCTGTCCCTTGGAACTACCATGACGGTGGGCCTTGTCATGGAAATACCCGTAGCGCCGGGTTCCATATTTTCCATCGGCAATGAAAACACGGGCAGTTCCACGCGCCGCCTTAATTGCGACTCTAGCGGC